AGAACGGCCGACCGTCGGAGATCCCGGCCGAGCAGTGGGCGGCGATGGCAGATTCCGGTGCGCAGTTGACCGGCCGCCGGGTGGTGGTGCTGACCCGCGAGAAACAGTGGGCGATCACCGCCGCGCAGCGCACCTCCACCGGCCGCATCCACGTCGAGGTGGGCTGGGCCGCCGACGCCCCGGCCGCCGCGGTGGTGCGCCGACTGGTGGACGTGGTGACCGCGTGGAATCCGGCCGCGGTCGTCGTCGGTCGTGGGGCCGCCGCGCAGGTGCTGCCCGAGCTGGAGGCCGCCGGCATCGAGGTGACCACCCCGACTCGGGCTGAGGAGTCCCAGGCGTGCGGCGGGTTCCTCTCCGACGCGCTGTCCGGGGCGCTGTCCCATGCCAGTCAGTCCGGGCTGGCTGATGCGGTGGCTCGCGCCTACCGCCAGGAGCTGCCCTCGGGCGGCTTTGTGTGGCAGGTGTTCGATCCGGCCTCGCACGCGCAACTGGCCGGGGTGACCCTGGCGCGCTGGGCGCTACTGAAGTTCGCGGCCGTCCCGCGCCGCAAGACCGTGGCCGCCCGCACTGGGGCCGCCAAGCCCGAACAGGTAACCAGCCACGAAGACACCGACGCCATGAGCATGGCGTTCTAGGCCCGAAAGGAGCGTGATGGCACCCAGGACCGCCGCCCCGCGCACCGAGAAGGGCTACGTTGTCGCGCAGCCGATGTGGGCCGGGCCGCTGGATCAGTTCGAGACCGTGCCGGAGCTGATGTGGCCGAACTCGGTGCACACCTACACCCGGATGGCCCGCGAGGACGCCCGGATCGCCTCGGTGCTGCGCGCCATCGGACTGCCGATCCGGCGCACCGCCTGGCGCATCAAGCCCAACGGTGCCCGCGACGAGGTGGTGGAGTTCGTCGCCCGCAACCTGGGGCTGCCGGTGGAGGGCGAGTCCGAGGACGTGCCGACCACCCGGATGCGCGACCGCTTCTCGTGGCGGCAGCACCTGACCTACGCGCTGACCGCCCAGCAGTTCGGCCACGCGGTGTTCGAGCAGGTCTACCGACTGGAAGGCTCCGGCCCGAGCGCGCGGCTGGCGCTGCACAAGCTGGCCCCGCGCCCGCAGTCCTCCATCGCCTACTGGAACGTGGCCCCCGACGGCGGCCTGATCTCGGTGCAGCAGTGGCCCGCCGGCACGTTCAACAGCCCCGGAATGCTGGTGCTGGCCCCGACCTCGATGGGCGACGCCATCGACGTGTCCCGGCTGGTGGTCTACACCCGCGACCCCGACCCCGGCGTCTGGACGGGCAACAGCCTGCTGCGCCCGGCGTTCAAGCACTGGAAGCTCAAGGACGAGCTGATCCGCATCGAGGCCGCCGCGGCCCGCCGCCACGGCATCGGCGTGCCGTGGATCAAGGGCAACGAGGCCGACTCCGAGGACGAGGCGCGGATGGACGCCCTGCTGGAGATCGCCTCCAAGTACAGCGGCGGCGCGTCGGCGGGTCTGGCGCTGACCGCGGGCGAGGAGGCCGGGATCATGTCCCCGTCCGGCACCCCGATGGACCCCCGCCGCGCCATCGAGTACCACGACCACCAGATGGCGCTGGTCGCCCTGGCCCACTTCCTCAACCTCGACGGCAAGGGCGGCAGCTACGCCCTCGCGTCGGTCCAGGCCGACACGTTTGTGCAGTCGGTGCAGACCGTGGCCGACGACATCCGCGACACCGCCCAGGCCCACGTCGTCGAGGATCTGGTCGACGTGAACTGGGGCCCCGACGAGCCGGCCCCGCTGCTGTCCTTCGACGAGATCGGCTCCCGGCAGGACGCCACCGCAGCCGCCCTGCAGATGCTGGTGAACTCCGGCCTGCTCACCCCCGACGAGCGGCTGGAGATGTTCGTGCGGCAGTCCACCGGGTTGCCCTCGCCGGACTCCGACGCCGAGACCGACGACGGCACGGACGTCGATGGTGACGACAGCGACACCCCGGACATGCCCGACCCCGGCCGGAGTGCTCCTGAGCCGCCCACCGCTCGGATGCGCCGCAACGACACAACCGAATGGAAACCGACCCTATGGTGACCAACCGCCTGCAGTGGTATCAGATCCGCAACGCCGCGCCGACGGACAGCGGGCCCGCCGAACTGCTGATCTACGACGAGATCGACTCATGGTTCGGTGTGGCTGCCGAGCAGTTGGCCCGTGACATCTCCGCGCTCGACGACACCCGCGAGCTGGTCGTGCGGATCAACAGCCCCGGCGGCAACGTCTACGACGGCGTGGCGATCCTGAACTCGCTGCGCGGCCACCCCGGCAAGGTCACCGTCGTCATCGACGGCCTGGCCGCCAGCGCCGCGTCGGTCATCGCGATGGGCGGCGACGAGATCGTGATGAACCGCAACAGCGAACTGATGATCCACAACGGGCACGGCGTGGCGATGGGCGGCGCCGAGGATATGCGCCGGATGGCCGACCGGCTGGAGGCCGTCAACGCCAACCTGGCCACCATCTACGCCGAACGCGCGGGCGGCACCCCCGAGGACTGGCGCGCGGTCATGGCCGCCGAGACCTGGTACTCCGCGGAGGAGGCCGTCGCCGCGGGCCTGGCCGACCGGATCGAGACCGGCGCCGCCGACGCCCGTGCCATCGCCGCCAGCTTCGACCTGTCGATCTTCGCCCACGCGGGCCGCGTCAACGCCCCCGCGCCGCGCCTGCCGCAGGCGCGCACCCAGACCCCTCTGCCAGTCGAGGCCGAGGTTTCCCCACAACCCGAAGGAGAAGGCCATATGCCTACCTTGCAAGAGGGCCTCGCGCAGCTGCTCGGCGTCGCCGCCGACGCCGACGAGGACACCATCCTGGCCGCCGCCGCCGAGGCGCTGGCCGAGCGCGCCGACGACACCCCGGCCCCGGCCGAACCGAGCGTCGAGCAGTTGACCGAGGTCGCCGCCCGGCACAACCTGACCGTCATCGACGCCGAGCAGCACGCCGCGCTGCTGGCCGCCGCGCAGGCCGGTGCCGAGGCCCGCGCCCAGCAGATCCGCGAGGCCGACGAGCGCCTCGTGGACGCGGCCATCGTCGCGGGCAAGTTCACCCCCGCCCGCCGCGAGCACCACCTGACCGCGCTGGCCGCCGACCGCGAGGGTCACACCGCGGTCATCAACGCCATGGCCCCCGGACTGGTCCCGCTCGCCGAGCAGGGCCACGGCGTGACCGCCGAGATCACCAACGAGGACGACGTGGTCTACACGTCGCTGTACGGAAAGGGCGCCTGACCCATGGCCGAGTACACCCCCCTGGTCCCCTCGGGGCCGTTCACCAGCACCACCTCGGCGGCCGTCACCGCGGGCAAGTGCCTCGTCGCCTCCGGTGACGACACCGTCGCCCACTCCGGCGGCGCGTCGGTCGCCTTCGTCGGCGTCGCCGCGTTCGACGCCGCCAGCGGCGCGAAGGTCACCGTCCTGCGGGGCGGCGTCCACAGCCTCGACGCCAGTGGCGCCATCGCCGCCGGCGAACTGGTCACCACCGCCGCCTCCGGCGCGGTGGCGGCGCACGGCACCCCGAGCGCCTCAAACGCCGTGCAGGTCATCGGCGTCGCACTCTCCGCAGCAGCATCCGACAAGGTCAAGGTTCTGCTGTTCCGCTGACGCGGCGGCTGAAACAGAAAGCGAGACAACGACATGCCGTACACCTACCCCGCCGCCCCGGCGACCCTGTCGGGCGACACCGTCACCATCAGCCGGTTCCTGGCGACCCCCACCCTGGTCGCCCGCCGGCTGCGCACCGTCACCGATCAGCGGTTCATCTCCGACGTGCTGCTGACCGGCCGATTCCAGGCCGCCGGCGGCGCCATCCTCTACGAGACCGGCGAGCCGATCTACACCGACCGCGCCCCCGAGGCGGTCGCTCCGGGATCGAACTACCCGCAGACCCCGGTGTCCGAGGGCACCGCGTCACTGGCCCGCGTGGTCAAGTGGGGCGAGGACGTGCCGATCACCGACGAGGCCATCAAGCGCCGCCTGATGAACCCGGTCGAGAAGGCGTTCCTCAAGGTCGCCAACCAGATCGTCAAAACCGTTGACTCGGTGGCCATGTCCGCGATCAGCTCCGCGGTCACCCAGAACACCGCGGCGCTGGCGTCGTGGAAGTCCGACAGCGGCACCAACATCTTCCGCGACATCATGCGCGCGAAGGCGAACATCCTGGCGTTGAACCAGGGCTATGACCCCGACACCGTCGTGGTCGACGACCTGACCTTCGCCAACATGGTGTCCGACACCAAGTTCTCGGCGCTGCTGCCGCGGGAGTCGGCCAACGGTGTGGTCTACACCGGCGAGTTCCCCACCGTCGCGGGCCTGCGCATCCTGCCGACCCCCAACGGCCTGAGTGGTGTGGCGCTGGTGCTCGACTCCAAGGTGCTCGGCGGCATGGCCGACGAGGATCTCGGCGGCCCCGGCTACGCCAACATCGGCCAGCCCGGCGTCGAGGGCAAGGCCATCCGCGAGGAGAAGACCGACTCGTGGCTGCTGCGCGGTCGCCGCGTCACCGTTCCGGTGGTCCTCGAGCCGGCCGCGGCGTGGAAGATCACCGGGGTCGCGGCATGACCTGGCAGGTCACCGCCCCTCTGGTCCTGGCCGTCAACCCCGACGGCCAGGTCGACCACGTCTACTCCGGCGGCGTCATCGACTGGCTGTCCGACGATCAGAAGGCGCACTTCCTGGCCGAGGGTCTGGTGGTCGACATCGACCGCCCGCAGTCCGATGAGGATGTGCCGCACGCCGCGGCGACCAAGGCCGAGCTGATCGCCTGGCTGGTCGAGCACGCGGTGCGCGACGACGGCGGCGAGTACACCGCCGGGGCCCTGCAGCCGCTCAATAAGGACGAGCTGCGGGCGCTCATCGAGGCGGTCGACTGAGGTGGGCCGCTACGCGGTGCTGGGTCCGTGTGTGGTGGGAGATCTCCACTACGCGCAGGTTCCCGCCGAGCCCATCGAGGCCGACGACACCCTGGCGGCGGCGCTGGTCGCCGCCGGGGTGCTGGCCCCTGTGGATGCCGGCGCGGACGAGGTCGACCCGCAGGACGAACATCCGGCACGCTCCCGGCGTCGGCCCGCCACCAAGGACTGACCGCTGTCGTGACCGCCCCCTACCTGGATATCGACGAGTTCACCGCCGAATACCAAGGGGCGCTGTCCGACGGTGAGAGCATCACCGCCGAGCGGCTGCTCCAGGTGGTCTCCGACAGCATCCGCACGCGCAAACCCGACGCCGATCCCACCGCCGCGGCGCTGGTGGTGTTCGAGGTGGTGCGCGACGCCATGGCGTTCGGGCATCTCGGGCCGCTGTCGAGCTTCTCGAATATCACGGCCCACCGGCAGGAGTCCGGGACGTTCGACGGATCGGCGCGTACCGCCGACGACTTCCTGACCGACCGGCACAAGAAGATGCTCGGAATCCCCACCGCGGCAACGCTTGCGCCGCGGGCACGGTTCACGGCGGGCGACTACTAGGTGGGCGTGTTCCGCGCCGGTTCGCAGCGGGTCGGCATCGAACGCGAGCGACCCGTCCTCGACGACGGCGGCCGTCCGGTGCTCTCGGAGTTCGGCGAGCCGCAGACCGTCGCCGTCGTGTCCTGGGTGGATGGCTGCCTGTTCGAGGTTCCCCAGGCCCCCGACGAGCAGCAGGGCGCGACTGTGACCACCTCTGAGACCGGGTGGGCCATCCTGCCGGTCGGGGCTGACGCGGTGATCCCGGCATCCCCGGCCCCGATTCCGTTCTTTGGCACCGACGGCAACCCGGCCGTTTCGTCGTCAGACCGGCTGATCCACGACGGCCTGCGCTACGTCATGCGCGGAGACGCCGTACTGGAGCGCGACCTGCGCGGACGCCCCGATCACGTCTTCTGCCGCTGCGAACGAGAGCGCGGATGAAGTTCGACATCGACCGCGACGCACTGGCCGCCGAGATCGGCCAGCAGATCCAGGCCGCCATCGCCGCCGGCGATTACGACCCCCAGCTCGACGAGTTCATGCAGAACGAGGTCGTCCCCGCATGGGTGAATAACTCCCCGGAGGATGACGGCGACTACAAGCGCTCGGTCGAGGTCAAGCACCCCGCCAGGAACGGCAAGGGCGCGGTCGGAACCTCCATCGGCTACGCCCACATGATCGAGTACGGCACCAACGACACCCCGGAGTTCGCGCCCAGATCCAGGGCCGCAGCCAGCTTCAACAACGGCTCCACCGGCGACTACGGCGGACGGCGGGCGAAGTGAGCACCGACCTGTACGACAAGGCCGCAGCCCCCGCCGAGGCGTTCCTACGGGCCTGGCTGCTACCGCTGGCCA